TAAAAGTCTCCTAGAACATCAAGAACCTTGTGTCGAATCATCTCATTTTCAAATCTTTTTGCAGTTAAAGTTCTGTAGTCATCGAGTGGAATACAGTTTTCTTCTGACGCACCTTTTGCAAGTCCCAAATCTAGAAGTTTCGCAAGATCACTTGTAAATCCAAATGTCCTCGCAGGTGCGATTGTATTAATATAATCTTCGCAACATGAAGTGTAATAGTGATTGTTTTCAAATGCTGGATGTTTCGTAGTAAGTGTAAATTCAATCTCTAATTTATTTGATGGAAGTATAGATATTCTAGCGTTTCCATCTCTTACATGGACAGGTTTTAGTACTTTTAAAAACATACGATTTGCAGTTTGCTCTTGTATACCTGCTTCTAAAATTAAGTGCGCATATGAAGCAGAAGAACCATCAAAAATAGGCATCTCTCCAGAGTCTACTTCTACTATTAAATTATCTATGTGTAATCCAGAACAAGCTGAAAGTAAGTGTTCTGTCATTGTGATTTTGTGTGGAGCAACTCCGAGTGTCGTTGCCATAAGTGTGTTAGTTACAAAGTGAACCTTTGCTGGAATATCCTTTTGATAGTCGAGATCAGTCCTTCGGAAAATGATTCCAATATTTTCTTCTGCAGGAAGTAGTTTTATGGTAACTTTCTTACCACTATGTACACCAATTCCTTCAGCAGATATTGGGTTAGCTATGGTATGTTGTCTCATGGCTTATTCCTCCTTGTAAGGCTAAATGAGCAGCGTGTGCCCATCTCATATTCTCTACTAGTATTGCATCTATTGAAGTACAATTTAAATCTTTTGCCATCTCAATTCTAGAATTACCTGAGTATGCTAAATATTTTCTATCTGGATTCCAGTCTTTAATGAACTTCTTTTCAACAAGTTCTAAAGGCTTCTCATAATTCTCTTTCGTATTTTTAAGTAGAATTATAGGATCTCTCATTCCTTGTCTTTGAATGTCCATCAATGTTTCGTTATAACCTTTTAACTTTCTTCTATGTTTTACTGGAGAAAATATTAAGTTCAAAGGAACTTCGAAAGCCCAATAAGTGTTATTCTTAAGTTCTCTTTCGAAGAACCATACTTGTATTTTCTTTTTATAGCTATTCAGGTGCATGAAACCAAGTAATAAGTGAATTCCTAGTTCCAGACTGAATTGGAGTCACTCGATGTCGATAATGTGGGTAGGTAAGAGTTACAGAGTGTAGATCATAGACACATGAGTCAAGATTTACATTTTCAATCTCTAATCTTCCACCTTCATAGTCTTTAGGGTGAGATAGTTGAGCTATCAAGGTCAAACATCGAGAGTCGCCTACGCTTCCGTCCACATGCCAATCATAGTAATTATCTTGTCTGTAGGTAGTGACTTGTACGGGTTCTGCGACTATGTTCTCAAGTTCTTTTGATCTTTCCCTTCCTTTGTCCAAATATATTCTTGGAAACCAGAATTTATACTCATTTGCTACTTCTAGTACCCAGTCAAATAAAAACTTAGTGCTTTCATTTGGTTGAATAAATCGAACTTCTGAATCTCTTACATTCTTATCGACTGATCGAGTATTGACTCCAATAAAAGAGTCCATAGGCACATATGTTTGTAGTACAGTTGCCATTAAATCAACTACATCTTTCGGAACTCCGTCCGTTACAGTAATATATTTATCGGCTACGAATCTGATATGGGTATTCTCCGTATGCAAACATTCGTGACTCTATAGTCCTTCTTTTAAATAAACCTTCGTTTACTTGTCCACCAGCTCTCGTCCATCTCATCATTTCTGAAGGTACTGCATCGTAGTCTCCTTCATTCAATTTTCTGAGCATGGTAGACTCTTTTAAATTGGTTGGTCCAAGGTTATATGTCCATAGAACAAGTGCATCTCTTTGATGTTCTTTTAGTTCTACTGTGACTAATTTGTCAACATAACCTTCGTACTCAATAAGTTCCTTTCCTAGTAAAATATCTGCTTCATTCATAGAAATAGCATCACCTTCTCTTACTCCTTTCGTATGACCATATCCTATAGTCCATACTCCAGCTGCATCTTGGTAAGCTGCGGACATGAAACCTTCCAGTACCTTAAGTGTCTTAAGTGCTGATGGGTTTATCATGTATCTGCCTCCAAATGCTAAAAGTGTTAATATTATAACTAAAAGTATTAGTCTCTTATTCATAAATCAAATTTCTTATACTTTGCCTTTCGGGTGTACTTTGTTTTATCTTTATGAACTTTAGGTTTATTAAAAGTTCTTAAATGTTTTGCAACAAAGTTTCTAACTAGTACTGTTTTTTCTTCCCAAATCTTACTGGGTCTAGTTCTCTTTCTTTTCTTCGCCATCTTAACTCTCCCGCCATTCTAGCTTTTCTTCTTTTTTGAGCAGGTTTATCATAATGCATTCTTTCCCGAGCTTCTTGAAGTGTTCCGTTTTTGTTCACAGCTCTCTTAAATCTTCTGAGAGCTACATCAAACCTTCTGTTTCTTACTTCAATTTTTGGCAATATATATTAATCCTCGTTAAATAATTTGTTCCACTCCTCTCCTTTCTTAGAAAAAAAGTTTTTCAAATCTTCGTAACCACCAATATAGTTCTGATCGAAAAATATTTGTGGTACAGTTCTAGGGATATGTCCGATTTTATATTTTAACCAGTCCATATCCACAGTTTTTATATCGACTTCTCTGTATTCTACACCAGCAATCTCACATAGAGTTTTTGCTCGATCACAGTATACACAGCCGTCATTTGTATAAATTGTTATAATCATCTTCTTGTTGTATTAAAAGTCCAACCCTTTTTACGGAGTCGCTTGACTCTTGAGCGAATTGCAGCTTCACTGCGATCTAGTATGTATCTTAGTTCCTTCATGGCAATCTGACCATAATACCTTTTAAGTAGGTCATCTTCCTTAATATCCCAAGCAGGCTTTTTCTGGTTACTGCGTTTCTTTTTCAACTCGATTCCTTTATTTGATTTTAGTTTTTTTATGATAATATTGTATCAAAATATGAGTTGCCAGTCAAGAACTATTTATGACTTGGTTAAAATTATTTCTTGACACGAACCTTGAATTTTAGTATAATATTATAATATACAAAATTAGGAAATTTTTATGGATATAAACTTAATAGTACTCGTATCTATTTTAATATTAGGTAGTTCTTATACTGCCTATAAAATAGGTGTGAGAGAAGGTATCATGGCAACTGTTAATTTCATTGAGGAAAATGACTTGATGGAATTTGATGACATTGAAAAAAATGATACTTGACAATTTGATTAAATTTTTATATAATATATAAGAATATAAAAATTAGAGTTGGCACTCGTAAAAATGCCCCTCTTGTATCCAAGTACCTACAACCTTGTAGGTGGGCGGGCTAAATGGTAAAATATTATTCTGTTCGTAGCAGATTTTTAGTTCTAAAGTAATATTTTATTGGGAATTTTTTGGATACATTTTTATTAACAGAGTACCGAAAGGGCTCACAGCGTGTACCGAAAGGACACTAGGAGAAAGAAATGGTTAGATTAAAAACCTATGGCGGATTAGCCGATTTTGAAAACTTCTGGCTAGGACATGACAGATTTATGGCACAGTTCTTAAAAGAAGTAAAACCTTACGCAGAGGTGAATTATCCTCGATACAACATTGTAAAGACTGACGGAGCATATTGGATCGAAATGTCTTTGGCAGGTTGGAGTAAGAAAGACTTGCAAGTAGTTCTTAAAGAAAACATCTTAACTATCACAGGTGATGCAGACGATAGTCATAAGAATTATGTTCATAAAGGAGTTAGTGGTAAAGCCTTTAAAAGAGCATTTACTTTGGCAGATTATCTAGAAGTAGTAGATGTAAAGTTCCGAGATGGAATGTTAGAAATAGCTTTAGAAGATAAAGACTATGAAGAAAAGAAACCACAAACTTTAAAAATACGATAACAAATTTTTGGGGAGTATCAGTCGCGTACCAGCGCAGCTCCCCAATCCCACAGAGCAGCAGGAGGCACATTACTCAAACAATGGATGAAGGCATGAGAAAATTCTACAAGAGAGGATTTTGGCTTTGCTTCGCTTATTTTTTGATTGATGTTCTTTTATAATGTGGAACAACAATAACAACGAGAGGAGATGGAAGGTATATAATTACAAGCCATCAGAAGAAGAACTGAGAAAACAGAAAGAAGATGATGATACATATAGATTCCTTTTTTGGGTATTCTTTATATACACATTACTCGATACTGTTTTTTCCTTATTTTGAGGATACAAGATGAATAATATAGCAGAATTTTTACGCTTTGTAGATTTCATGTTCCATGAAAATCGAGAAGAAAAATATAGAAATGGTGAAAAACCTTACGAAGATATTTGGGAATATTTAAACTCAAATACTCATTTTCTAGAAAAGAAGTTCTATAAAATGAAAAGTGATAGGTGGGTAGATGAACGGAAAGACTAAGTACGGAGGCTACAAACACCTTGGATGGGACGACACTACTAGCTGGGTAACAGTTATAAGTCTATTTATATTTTTTACTTTAACAGGAGTATGGGCGTTCTATGGCTAGTAAGAAAAAGACAAGGGTAAACATAAAGATGCAGAGTACAAAATCTCCGCACTATTATACAACTACAACGAACCCTGCCAATAATGGTAAAAAGTTGGAGTTAAGAAAGTATGATCCCACTTTGAATAAAGTAGTATTATATCGACAGGCAAGGAAAATAAAGTAATGCAACAATTTTTTATAGCAATTATAGCAATATTAGGTTTCGGATGTTGGTGGTTATATAGTGAGAATCAAACTCTTACATATAATAATATGCAACTAGAAGTAGCAATAGACCAACAAAAAGAAGCTATGGAAGCAATACAGGCAGCTTTTGAGAAACAAAGAGTTGCAAACGATAATCTTACAAGAAGAAATAAAGAGATCGAAGCAGAAAAGAATAGTTATTTACAAGTATTTAAAAAGCATGATCTTACAAAACTGGCTACAGCTAAGCCAGGTCTTATTGAGACTAGAGCAAATGCTGCAACGGATAAAATTTTTAAGGTAATAGAAGATGAAACAGAACCACAAGATTACGACCCTAATAGCACTGACAGTACTGATTAGTGGTTGTGCTACATTCGGAAAAAGAACTCCGAATCCAATAGTGATAGAATCCGCACCTATAGAGATAGAAATCTATCACCCACCTCTACCTGCAGCTATACAGTTAGAAAGACCTGACTGGTATGTAGTTAGTGATAAAAATGTAGATGAGTTTATGGAGAAACTTGCCAAAATACAAGGGGTTGAGGGAACACCAACCTTTTTTGCGTTTAGCCCACAGGGTTATGAAAAAATGAGTGGAAATCTACAAGAGATGAGAAGATATATACTAGAACAAAAAGAAATAATAGTATATTATAAAGATGTAACAACACCTGACGAAAAACCAACGGAGACAAGATGATTTCATACACGGAATTAGAAAGTCTAGTGTTAAAATATGGAAACGATCAAAAACTTGGAGAAGTAGTAAGACATATTTACTGGACTAAAAGAAAATACGGAACAAGTGCCAAACCTTTAGGATATATCAGACGAGCTATAATTTGTAAAGACTATGTGTCTTTATATCTAAATGATGACAAATTTGGTGAGATTGATACTACAGGTAAAAGTAAAAGCTATAGTAATGATATAGTGCAAAACTGGAAAACTGGTATTCTTGATGAAAATAACGAACATATTAAACGAGAAGTGATATGATAAATAAATTAAAAAGGTTTGTAAATGAGTTCTTAGGTGATACACCTAGTGGTATGTTTATTGGAGAAACTAAACTTCATGGCATGGCAGAGATGGAAATGGAACCTAGTTTGCAACCAAATAAGAGTGATGTACCTTCAGAATGCAAGTGTAGCAGACTAGAAGCTATAGTTGACAAGCAAAGAGAAGAAATAAAAGCCATTAAACATGGTTTAAATTCTCTAGCTATGGAAACTGACATTCTTTTGAAAAAATTTGATAAGTGAGATATATAGTGGAGAAGTATAGGTTCAATGAACTTAGAACACTAGATACTGTAAGGTCTCACATAGACAGAACATACAATCAACACTATGCGCATGGTAAATACCAAGCAACAGATATGATTGTTGATTCTGGACATGGAGAAGGCTTCTGCATAGGGAACATCATGAAATATGCCATGAGATATGGTAAGAAAGATGGTAAGAATCCCGAAGACCTTCTAAAAATCATCCACTATGCTATGATAGCTATGTACTGTCATGAGCAAGGAAAGAAAGATGACGAATAACATGGAACGACAGTTTTATAGTATAAATCTTGTTGTGGAGCTTGATGCTTCTGACAATATTACTATGAAAGATATAAAGGGTTTGACCCTTGATGATACATATGCAGTAGACATTAAGGCAATAGACCCTGAAGATGAAAATCTCAAATGGTTGAAAGACCTTTATGAGCAACGACAACAAAAATCAATAGATAAAGCAAAATTATGGGTGAAATGATATGAAAAAATATATTGCGCTAATTATCTTATTGACCCTTCCTACCAATAATGTCTTTGCAAAAGATCACCTGATGATGAAGTTTGATGATAACCAAGATGGTTACCTAACTCCAATGGAAATCGCAGGTAAGTGCAGAATCAAGCCTGGTTTATTCAAAAGTGCTGATAAGAACAATGATGGTCTACTCAGCAGAGGGGAAGTAAGAAAAGGTATAAGCTATCTATTCCGCAGTCAAACCTGCAGGAAGATAGTTCGTGGATAAGATTTTTAATTTTAACCACTTAAAAGACTTGGATGAAACATATTTGGAACACTTCAAGTGTGCAAGTCAATATTCACTACTCTTTCTTGGATTGAGTATTGTGAGTATAATTCACGCAATTCTACCATTTGTTTTTTGGCAAACAGTCTCAAACAAATTGGAAGAAATGCAAGGACATCTGAAGAAAAGAAATTGTCAGATGTAGGGAGAATGTAAATGGAAATGTTAAAAGTAATAAAAGAATGGATATTAGCTAGATTAGCTGAAAGAACTTCTTGGGATGGTGCTAGTATTATCGCTCTTAGTGTTTGCATTTTAGTAGCCTCTCCCCTGGTAGGGTGGCTCGCATGGGCTGGACTAGTCTATGGTGTGTACACTCTAATTAAAGAGCAGTAATATGGCTGACATGGATAGATTCTCGGGCGACATGAGTCGTAATGAGGTAGAAATCGATCTTCAAAAATTTATGTCAATGGTTGATGAGATAGGTCAATTAAAGGCAAAAATTTTAGAAATGGAGATGAAAGCAGAACCAGAAAATCCTTGGCAAAAAGGAATCTGGCTAGCACAGATGATAGATAGTTGGAGAATATTCCCTAGATTATTCTTAAGTGTTTATATCTTCTTGCTTTATTATTCTACCATATGGTTTATGGAATTACCCGAGCCAACCTTAGAGCAATCTGGGTTGATTTCAATTATAGTCGGTGCAGGTGCAGCTTGGTTTGGCTTATACGCTGGAACACATAAAGCACCAACAGCAGGACAAAAATAAGGAACGACAATGGAAAATGAAATAAAAGAAATTATCGCTAGTCATTTAGGCTTAGAAGCCGAAGGGATAAACGATAAAGACAATTTTATGGACGATTTAGGTGCAGATTCTTTAGATACAGTAGAACTTGTTTTACAATTTGAAGAGCACTTTGGTATAGAAATACCTGATGAACAAGCAGAACATCTTACAACAGTAGGAAGTGTAATTGCTTACATCAAATCCAATGTCTAAATAAACTGAGGGCGGCA